AAGTTGCCTTACATTTACAGATTATATAAAATGGCAGGTGGTAAATGATGAAATATGTATGGTGGTTCGTGCTCGTAACACAAATGATTAACGCGGTATATGGCGTTTTGACGCACGATTATAGCATGGCGACGTTCTCATTAATTTTAATGATTATTTCAAAGCTTTATATTGACAGTTACGAGTAGTAGTAGTATATTATAGTCATCAATTAGAAAGGATTGTGGAATATATGACTGAATGTGATTTTAACGATGGTGACATCGTTCTGTTGAAAAATGGAGTATCTGGTAAGGTAAAACGTAGGCTGGCGTTTGATGGCTACTTAGAAGACGGATACGACTTTAAATGTAAAGACGTGTTAACGGTTTGCCAGCGGGTTAATGTTGGTGACATCGTTAAGTTTAAACCGTTTGATGTTGTTTGCCAGTATTATGGTGAAAAATGTAGCAGTGCGTTCGGAATATTAAGAGATTATTACCCCGAAGAAGGAATCGTTAAAGCTTCTGAAAGTTGCGATATGGATAGTTGTTTCGAAATAAAAGGCAGCAACTTAACTTTTCTATCTTCAATGGTAGAATGCACTAACCATAGCTATGTTATTGCAATTAATAACGTCGGCTATGTGTCAAGCAAGTACAAAGTTGACGGCAGGAAAGCAAAAGCTAAGCGTTTTAGCAGCCGTGCAAAGGCTGAATTGTTTGCTGCCATGTGGTTTCCAACTGCGGATTATGAGGTAATCGAATGAGTATCATGGGCGAAGAGCAATCAATCCAAAACGATATTCGCGTAAAGCTGGCACAAGCTGGCTACATTGTGTTTAGAACCAACGTCGGAAAGGTTAAAACGTCTGACGGCAGATGGTTCGATTCTGGCTTGCCAGTGGGGTTCCCTGATTTAATTGGATATAAGCCTGATAACGGCCGAATATTCTTTATTGAGGTTAAGACGGATCGTGGTCGGCGACGTAAAGATCAAGTACAGTTTGCCAAGAACGTTGCGGAACAAAACGTCATTTACGGCGTGGCACGTTCAGCCGAACAAGCACTATATATTGTTGATAACGAATTGAACATCACGGAGGATAAGTAAAATGAAAGTTGTTTATGATGTAAATGCACATGCACTATTGAAGTTGGCACCGCGGGTTTACTACGATATTGTGGTGCGTGAATATGTTCACGAACCAGAAACAATTATTGAAAATTCCAGGAATCTTTTTATTAGCAAACTTGAATCTGAAGAACTAGATACGCTAGTATCAGATACGCTCGCGAATGATTTTGCTTGGCTCAATCGCGTTATCAGATACGGCGGCGAACTATACGTGTATGATAAGTACATGAAGAAAGCTGTTAATGTATTCAGCGGTGGCACGCTAGACGCTTACCCAAAAAACTTAGAACCGCTGTTTGAAATGAGTATCGGCGACGTCGTGTTCTATAACGGCGACTGGCGGGAAGTCGAACGCAATGATGGCAGACATCGGAGTGTTGAACTAGATGACGGCGACACGGATATTGCAGCAGATGAACTCGTAGTGATTGAACAGACGTGCGACGCGTTGCGTTCGGTTATCGACGCTACGGACAGCGTCTCAGCAGTCATGACGCGAGCACAGTTCGACCGATTGCCAGACGCCGTAGAACACCCGTCACACTACAACCATGGCGGACGTGAAACAATTGATGACATCAAAGATCATTTAAACGATAGTGATTGGAATGCTTACCAAGGCGGACTACTGTTCAATGTCTACAAGTATATCGACCGTGCGCCGTACAAAGGCAAACGTTTAGAAGACCTTAAAAAAGCCGCGTGGTATCTTGGAAAATTAATTGATGAGGTTGGTTGAAGTGTTTGGTGAGGATTGAAAATGATTAAATTTTTATCGCTGACAATCGCCTTTATGTTTTGCGGATTATGGTCGTTATTTTTTACAAGATTGGTTAGAGATAATCCCAAAACATGTTGGACTATAATCGCTTTGGTGTCAGTCATGGTATATTGTTTATATTGATAACAAATGCAGGTTCTCACTGAAAAGGTGGGAACTTTTTTATTTAACTGTTGACTTTGTTGTACGTGCAACATTATAATAGTATTAACAAATCAAAGGAGGAAATATAAGATGATTAAAGTACACGATTCACATGATCAATTCGATTTTAAGAGTAGAGATTTTTTCAAAACTGAAAACTATCAATTTTATCGTAGCAATAGGTATGCCAAAAATATGATAAACAATCGGCATGATTTGAAAATGAGTAAATACAATAATGCTGGATACGGATATGCCGTATTTAATGGTATGCACCCAGTGGGGCTTATATGGTTTCTTAATCAAGTAACGAGCAAGTATACGTATGTAAGAATAAGCAGATATGAAAGTATGAGCAATGACAATTTTATTGCAGTATTATCTGAACTTAACGACTATTTTAACAAATACGAATATACGTTAATTTTAAAAACGTGCTTACCTTATGCACAAAGTATTTTGAATAAGAATTTCGTTGGAAAGTTTTCTAAAGCAAGCCATAGCAAGCGTGGAGCTAATGACCGCAGCACGAAAGATGTATCGGTCGATGGTATTACTTATGATTTGAGTGTTCACAAGCCAACATTTAAAAAATGGTTTAAACACGGAACAATTGAAGCTTGAATTATTATTATACGGATTATAAAAGGAGAATGAAAAAATGGCTAAAAAATCAATAACGCCAAGTTTACGACTTAACGAGGACGACTATCTTAAACTAAAGGATCTTAAAGAACGATACGGTGTTTCATGGACGAAATTCATTGAATACGCCAATGCACTCATCGAAAAGGACATGATTAAGAATGGACACTAAAAAATATGTCGATTGTTTCAGAAAAACGATTATTGAGTACGGTATTCCGAACAATCAAATAGTTACGGAGGTTGGCGACAATGATTGAATATATATCGTTTATCACGGCGTTTAACGCGGTTGCAGTAGCTGAGCATAAACAGAATCGTCCATTCCTATTGTTAGCAGCCAACCTTGCGGTTACTGTGGCGTTTATGACTATTTTTGGAGGTGTGCTATGACTAGAAGATTAATGGCCGCTGGCTGCATTATGCTGATTACTTTCATGAACTGGCTAGCAGCGTGTTCACTATCAGACGACGAAAGTGATTATCAGGAACTAGCAAAGAAAATGTTTTTAGAATCTGCACTTCCGGCGGCATTGGTAGCGGCAATAACAGTATAGAATTAACCGAGTGGGAGACTTTTTAAAAGTTTCTCACTTTTTTATCTAAAACTATTGACTTATAAAATAGTAGTAGTAGTATATAAGATATAGAAAGGTAGGAGGTAATCAATAAATGGATTTACTAAAATCAATTGAGGCATTCGCTTATAACCACCCAAGCAAGTTAAAACGTTCGCGTAGGTATGATTTTAACTCACAACAGATCATTGAGGAACTAATCAGAGCACAACGTAATGGTGTGGACATCGGTAAAGAATTGGAGGACGCTTATTATGACGTATGCAAGGCTATTAGAATCGATTGAATTGCTAGAAACACTAATTAAAGTATGTGACAAAAATAATATTGAAATCGCGTTATCGGTGTTGTATGATTGTGAAGAACAAATGCGAAATCTTGGCGGTCCGTTTGGCAGCTTGCGCGAACGCATTGCAGATGACAGGATTAAATTAGAAGGGAAGCTATAACATGGAAATTAAAAATATCGTAAACAGATTTAATAGCACGATCATCATGTACCAGCTTAAACGTCACCAACTATCAGTAACTTGTTACACAGAAAACGGCGCTAACGGGATCGTATTACAATCTCGTAATGATGATGACAACGTGTTTACAGAAGATTACTTGACAGTAGACAGCGAATACAACGCAGCCGTCATCGCTAAACAGGTAGCTAAACGCACGCACCTACCATTCAAGTTTGAGGGGAGTTACGCATAACATGGCTAGTAAAGAATACGGGGAACTGTTAGAGTTCGTGTTAGAGATGGAAAAGAAGTACAAAACGCTAACGGCTGTTCGCGGCAGGGACTTGCAGAAAATGCACCGGCTAGCTAAGCCGTGCTATGGCGACATCGACATCGAATTGACACCATATGAATATGAAATGGTTAGGCGAACGCTTAACCATGAGATTACACCTGGTCAACTACGAACGATTTTTAGTAAAGATGGCGGAGTTAAAATGACATACGTCATGCGGCGGCTCAAAGCCGTTAAGAACGGTGCATATGAAATTATTAACAAGCCAGAAAGATGGGAGCATAAACGGAAATGAAAACAGATTATCAGCAATTAGTAGATGACATTATGGCGGTTTATCTCAGCGAGTATGAATCGGTAGCGATGCGGCCAGTATAATTTTTATATCACGTGTTAACGCGAAGGGAGTTTAAATGGCGGTTCAAACAGTTGGGCCGTGAATCGCAGTTCGGTTTCATCGATGCGTATAACAAGGCGGTACAGGCATGGAAGAACT